AGAAAAAGGTGATGATATTCACGAGCGCAGAGTAACGAGCTACGGATATGTTGTAGGAAACGCTACTTCTAAACTTGAACTTCTGACTAAGACCAGAGACTTTCTGTTATCAAAACACAAAGTAGGAGAAACAGAATATACTAAAATCTCAAGAATACCAGATATTTTCTTAATAAGACAAATACAAAGATTTGATCTTAAGAAAGGAAATTATGACGCAGTAATGGCTTATGCCGGGGCTGTACTAGGAATAAAGGAACATGAACATTTTCTTGAACAGGAAATGAAGAAGTCATCTAAGAATGAGTTATCATTTCTGTCGATGAATGATAGGATATACGGAACTCCTATGACTGATAAAGTTAAAGAATTTAATGAAAAGTACAACAAGATGCTTACAGAATGATTTAAGTGCTGTAAGAGAGGGAATTCACAAGACTGCTAACGCAGTAAAATCAACAATGGGAGCACAAGGTAAAACAGTTCTCATTCTGAACAATGATCAACTCAAGATAACTAAAGATGGTATTAGTGTAGCTGAGTCCATTAATCTTGAAGATCATATGGAACGAGCTGGGAGTCAATTGGCCATTAACGCAGCAAGAAAAACTGTAGATGAAGTAGGAGACGGAACCACAGCAACATGTGTACTTCTTCAAGGGATGCTTGAGCAGTGTAATATTGAAGACAGAGGCACAGTCAACGAAGTCTTGGATCAAATGGAAGATGCTGTTAGTAAAATTGAGGACTACCTAAGAAAGAATTCTCATCAAGTTGAGAATGTAGATCAAGTTAAAAACATTGCTAATATCTCATCAAATTCAGAGGTTATTGGTACACTACTTTATGACATCTATGCTGAAGTAGGACTTGATGCTAATGTCTCTGTTGAGCTGAGCGAAACTTCTTCGAAAACTAATTTTGAAGTTACGAAAGGTATCGAGTTTAGACCTGGTATGATCAGTTCTAAATTTGCCAATAGAAAAAATGGAGATTGTGTTTTTGATAAACCAGTCGTCTATATATCTAAAAAACCAGTTGTTGACTTCAACGATGAATATATAGCGTTACTAGATTATATTCAAAAGGAACAAAAATCAATGTTGATAATTGCTCCTTCATATTCTGAGGCATTTATCAGGTCAATTCTCTATAATGTACAAAAAGCTTCATTGAATTGCTGCCTGGTCAAATCACCAGGATTTGGTGAAGGAATTAATAAAAACTATGATGACATTAGTTCTTTTTTGAACAACAAAGGAGAAGTAGATAAAGCAATTATAGGTAGTCATACCTTTACTTTGTTTAATCAAGATACTCCTTATCTGGAAGAAAGACTAGAAGAACTTCTTGAACTATCAAAGAATTCAATTGATAAGTACGATGCTGATGATTACATGAACAGATACCACTCTTTAAAAGGGGCTTCAGCCATCGTTTTTGCAGGAGGTACAACTCCTCAGAATGCAAAAGAAGAATATGATAGAATCGAAGATGCTCTTGGTTCTATCAAGGCAGCTATTGAATATGGATATGTAGAGGGTGGAGGACTTGCTTTACTTAAGGCTTCTTCTAAGCTAAAAAGCTCTGATTATGGAACAGCTGTAATAAAAGCAGTATGTGCTTATCCTTCTTTCGTAATTCTTGAAAACGCTAATGAATCTGGAATACAGTTAAAAGATGAAGGTTATAATGTAAGAACAAGAAGATTTGAAAACTTCTTGGAAACAGGAGTAATTGATCCTACTGAGGTTGTAATTAAATCTTTGAGAAATGCATTTGCCACTTTTAAACTGTTGATTAACACAAATTATGCGATATATAACGAAGTAAATTATGACTCCTTCCTCAAGTAAATTTAAAAAGCCTACAGATAGTCACTTTTCGACTTCAGGCCGTAGACAGGAACCAAGATTTAATCTAAGAGTTCCAGAGTCTAAAAAAACCAAAGACTGGTTTATTGATTATATGGAATATGTTGTTCCATCTGAAAATACCCTTATAGACGACTATGACCAAATGAAGTCGTGCTATGAGATTTATAATGGAGATCTAAGGAAAATCAAGCAAGCTCTACTCGATTTTTCAAATCCTTTAGGAGATATAGGAATTGACTCTATAGATGATGAGTTGATTGCATATCCTAAACTCCACAATAAAGTGAATGTTCTCAAAGGAGAACTTCTTAAAAGAGGTGATAATCATAAAGTCATATTATTGTCAGCTCAAGCTATTCAGAAAAAGAATAAAGAACTTCAAGCCAGGATAAAAGACTCAGTAGAAGAGAAAACCTATCTTGAGTTAAAGAAGATGGAATTTGAGTTAAAGGGAATGTCACCTCCTCAAATCAATGAGTACATAGCTCAATTACGAAGATCTGAAGAACCAGAGGATATCTTAAGGAAAGATTTCTCCTCAGAGTGGGAGATCTTTTATAATAAGGTCTTAAAATTTGCTGAGTACAATGAGAGTCTGACCATGAAGAGAATGGAAACTATCGAAGACTTGACAATTGCTGATAGATGTTTTATCTATTGTGGATGGAAATATGGTAAACCTAACCTTGAGGTTAGAAACGTACTTTATACAGGATTTGAAAAAGATCCTAATGAATTCTTTATACAAAAGGGAGACTATGTTTATTACAGGAAACCTATAACTGTAGTTGAAGCCTATAATGACTGGGCGCAATATCTTACCGAAGATGAGCTACAGGAGCTGGGATTATATACCCAAAACTCGGCAATAGATAAAAGACATGATGTAAGAGGTGGATTAGCTGTTCCTGTATTTGATCATATTGATGAGCATCTTTTCAAAAGTTTAGAAGGAACAAGATCAAGCATTGACAAAGAGATAGGTACTCACATGGGTAGGAGTACCAGACTATCAAATAATAATTTGATTTGGGAGACTCATTTTGAATTTAAAGCTTTTAGAGAACTTGACTTCTTATCCTATCTTGATGAATATAATGAAGAAGTAACAGTAATGTTGGAAGATTTTGATATTCCAGATGACGCTATAGAAGAAAAGTTTACTAATAGATTCGGAGATACTTCAACTCGTTATGTATGGTTCGATGATATAATGGAGCAGGAATACAAACTCGAAAGACTTTGGATTCCAAGAAAATACGAAGTAGTAAGGCTTGGTCAGAATATTTACCCAATTTATAGAGAGGTTCCATTCCAAACAACTGACATTGAAAGACCTTATTCTACTTTTGAGCTTTCAACAAAAGGAGCCATATTTACATCGAGAAATTCAAAGTCAAAATCTTTAGTACAAAGGGCTATTCCTGCTTATATGCAATATTTGTACATAAAACATGTACAAAACAGAGAATTAGCTAAATATAAAGGATTTATTCAATCAGTAGATGTAGATCAAATTCCTGATAATCTTGGTCAGGATATTCATGGAAATCAGATAAGAGATAAGGTTTCCTCATATCTCGCTACCTTAAGAAAGTCAAACATTGACTTTTACTCGGGATCACAATCTTCACAAGGTGGCCTGCCTCCTGCAACGAGATCCCCAGGTTCATCTGGATATACCTTAGGAGTGGCTACCGAGCTTTATAACTTGCAGATGTTGGCTGATTTATCAGATAGAGAAATTGGTATCTCAATGGGAATTGCCCCAGAGAGGGAAGCAATGTTTGCAAAAGGGACTAATGTCACTGACAATCAACAGGCGTTAGTTCAGTCATATAACATCACTGAGCCATATTTCTTTATGCACTCAGAGGTATGGAGATCTGTATTAAATGATTACTTAATCAATTTTAGAACATACGCAGAAAGGATATTTGAAGCTAATCCAGAGAAGTCTGAACATTTTCTCCATTATTTTCTACAGAATGGAACAGAAGAGTTACTCAAGATAACTCCATCTATGCTTGATCATATCTCAATTGGTCTTCAGGTCTCTAATTCAGGAGCAGATAAAGACTATAGAGATGTCATGCTTCAACAATTACCTTACCTGTCACAAGGAAAAGGAGAAGGTCTTGCTGCTATTTCGTCTATTGCCAAGGCTATTACAGCCAATGCTTCACCTGAAGAGGTGCATAAGATGATCATGATTGAGATGGATAAGCAAGCCGAGAGAATGGCTCAAGCTAATAAAGCACAAATTGAAGCTGAAGCTGGTGCTCGTAGAGAAATAAGAGAAGATAGAGAAGATGTACAACGTCATGAAATTGAGAAGATAGTGATTAAAGAAGAAGAACAGCGAGAGACTGAACTTAAGAAAGCCGCTATTCTAACATATATGGGAGCTGAGGATAAAGACCTTAATGATAATAATATTCCAGATCCTATTGAGCTTGCTAAGTTAGAGCAAGCAGCAGATTTTAAAGAGAAAGACATAAAGTTAAAAGAGAAAGAATTGGCTCAAAAAAAGGAACTTGAGATTAAAAAGATAAATAAACCTATTTCCTCAAAGTGATTATTTTAGGGTTTCCTGAAGTAACCACCAATTTTGTCTATTTTGACTAAAATGTTAATTTTCTCGTTAATTTTTTTGTATATTTGTAACACCATAAAATGAAAAATTGTGGAAGAAAACATTGAATTATTTGACAGCCTTCCCGAGGAAGGACTTGAACTACCAGATGAGATCCTTACAATAAACAATCCAGACGACAAACCTGAGGATGTTGGTATTGATCTCCCAGACGATTTAGAAGGTACTGAATCACCTGATGAACCTACAAAAGAGCCTGATGAAGAACCTGATGAACCAGAGTATTCTGAAGAAGCAGATGAAGCAGCTATAGGCTATTATAAATCTCTGGTTTCCAAAGGATTCCTTGAGGAATCTGAAGAGTTTGATGGTACATTTGATACTCTTGAACAAGTAATGGACAAGAGTTTACCAAAAATTGCAGCAGAATCTAGTGAGGTTTTAAATTATGTAGCAGAGCAGATTTATTTAAATGCTCCGGAACCTCTCCAAAAAATCCTGCAGTTTGCTTTTTTGAAGCCTGATACAAATTATGATGAACTTAAAACGTTTGTAAATAATTTGTCTCCTGCTCTGGAAGAAGTTCCAGAGGTAAAAGATGCCCAAGGAGCGAGGAACTATCTAGAAGGAGAATATTCAAAGATGATCACTAATAGAACAGCGTTAAAAGCTGCTCTTGACACTCTTGAAGACTCTGATGAAGATACTATCGTGCAAGAGGCTAATGTAAGGATTAAAGCTACTAATGCTGATTTAAAAGCACAACAAAAAGCTTTGTCTGATAGAATGATTGAAGATGCTAAGACTGCTCAAGAAAATGAGCGAGCAGCTCAAGAGCAGTTTTCCCAATCTGTATATACAGAACTTAAAAACACTGGTTGGACTGATAAGAGACAAAAGTCTCTTTCACACTTTATCGGTAGTGGAAAAGTTGCTGATACGATCAGACAAGCAAGTTTAAATCCAAAGGCTTTTGTACAACTTGCAGATCTTGCTACTTACTTTGACGCAAAAAAGGGAGAATTTGATTTTAAAGCATATATTGACCATTATGCTTCAAGTAAAGTGAAAGATATAAAGAACAGCGCTTTCAAAGATAACTTTGGAAGTGCAGGAAACCGTTCGAAATCCAGTAAATCAAAAGATACATCTGGAGTAGAACCAAAATTTGAACCAATTATTTAAAGATGCCAAATTACAAAACCCAACTACAAACCGTAGAACGTAAGAATTGGGGTGGAACCTATTTCGATAGTTACACTCACTCTACTATGTTCAGGAAGTACGGGCCTTACAACTTCGGTGTAAGATCCGCACAACTCTTTTCGTCTGAATTGAGTTCGACTCTGTTAAACAAGAAGTTTACATATATGACACTCGCTAAAAAGAATGTCTATATGTTGCCTCCTGGAACAGATGATTATGAATGGCAATTGGTAGCCGATGCTGGTGTTGACTTTAGAATCACAGAACTTCTGGTAGATTCTGATGCTCAGGCTGGCAAAGGTGGAATGCCTTTTAATATTGCTATTGACAGGCCATGGCCTGTAGAACCTGTTGTATTTAAGACAGAAGGTGCTAATCTTCCTCTGTTGAGGATGATTGGTCACACTAAAAAAAGAGGACCAAACTCTTGGCAAGCTACAGTAAAGCTTCAGACATCCGATCAGGGTGCATGGATTCCAGTTTCTTATCTGGCTCCAGGTAAAACACTGATTGATGCAACCACGAGTGTGTCCGATGAACTGAACACAAAATACGCAGGTATCCAGTTTGGTGACATGTTTAAACTGCAATCTTGGGTTGGTAATTATGCAAGAAAAGCTGAATTTACTGACAAATTCCTAAGAATGGAGATTGGCTGTCGTCAACAAGGAAGATCAATGCCTAAGAATCAAGGCTATGCTATTGGTGGAAAAACCTATTATGATGGTGCTGTCGGTGTTGGATATAAATATTTCCAACCTTTCAAAAACCTGAATGAGAAGTCTACCGATGGTAAACCCACGATTGCATGGGCAGGAATGTTCATCTCTGCTGTTGAAGCACGTCTTGAAGAAAGACTGCATCGGGACAGAGAGATGGCAATGGAATTCGGACAGCTTGAGAAAACAACTGATGAAGATTCAAGTAGGACTATCAAGGTCGCTCCAGGTTGGAGGCAGGTTGTAAGAGATGGTCACTATCGTGAACATAACGGTTCTTTGACACTTTCTGACTTCTACGAGTATATCTCCGAGATTTTCATCACACGTAGGACATTCTCTGATCGTAAGATCATAGGTGCTTGCGGTGAAGCTTTCTCTGAGTTTCTACATAGGTTGATTGCTCAGGAAGCATCTCAATTCCAGGTTGTGGATACAATGTTTATCAGTAAGACAGATTCAATGTTCCACTCCAACGCACTTGAATATGGTGCTCAATTTACATCAATCAAGCTTCCTAATGGTTATATATTCCAAGTAGTTCACGATCCAATCAAAGATGATCGTAGTATTTTCCGTGAGCTTGCTCCTGGAACTAACAGGACTCTGGAATCATTCAACGTCGACTTTTTCGATTTTGGTGCAACCGACCAGAAAGCTGTTGATGCTTCTCGTCCTGAAAACATTACAATGGTGATGCAGGATGGTGTAGAGGAATATTTTACTGTCTCGAATGTTTATGATTTCCAGACAGGAGCTATTAAAGATGGCTCGAATGCTTATTCAAACAACAAGGAAGTTGGAATCTATCGCGGTACATCCGGTTCTCTCGGAGTATGGGATGTGACCAGAGTTGGTAGACTCGAATTTAATCCTTTCAGGGCTGAGGTATAAGACCTTAACCTAAAAACCCAAGAAAAAGGTTAGTCATGAAAAGACAATATACAACGATTTTCGTAAACCCAGTACAGAGAACTTCCGCACAAGGAAGACACCAACAAGTGTATACTGTACGCGCTGATTCTGGGGAGCTTGTAGCTTCCCAACAGATGCATAAAACCAGGGAAATTGGAACTGGAGCAACCCTTCAGTTTCAATTCAACCCTGAAACCAACAGATACGAAACAGGACTTGATACAATGGTGACAAGTCCTCTTAAAGGTAGATCTGTTGAAGATGTTATGCAAGAGTTTGGTTTGTCACAAAGCTGGCAACACCTACTCGGCAAATTAGTTGAACAGGATAAGATCCTGAAACAGACGCTCTTTGAGATTTCAGATGCTACTGAACCAGGTTATTATACCTCAGAGGCTAAGACTGGTAATCTTTTGAGTCGTAATCTTAAAGATACGGCTCCACCTACCTTCATTCAGACGTTTAAGTTTATCTTATACGATAGACCTAATCGTATTACTGATGAAACACCAAGGGGAAGAGTTGCCATTCAGTTGATGAAAATCAATCAAAAAGTAGCTAATTCTCTTAACATTGTAAATAGCGCAATTCACGACTGGTATATCTCAGAAGAAAATGAAGCTGAACTTGAAAAAGCTAAAAAGAGAGATATCATCGAGACAGCTATCTATCATATACAAAACATTAAGAGAGAACAGGCTCCATTTGTTGCATATCAGACAGCTATTCTTTGTAAAGACAAAAATGGCGATCCAATAGTCAAAGGAGAGGTTTCTGATCTTACAGTCAAGAACGCATTGAGTGGTTTCGTTTCAGACGATAATCCTGCTCAAATGGATAATATTGAAAAGTTTGAGGTCATTTTCGAGTTGTTACAGACACGAGAAGGTCTTGATAGATTCAGTATTATGTATCTGATTCAGCAAGCAATTAATACCAACGTTATCTCGATGAGAGATGGTTATTACATCTGGAACAGTAAAATCAGTTCAGGTGAAAACGTCTCTAAATTCACAGATCACGACAAACTCGTATCATTCCTTTTGAAGGAGAAGAGTGTGTATGACGAAGATAACAAAGAGGTAACAAACTGGTATGGAGAACTTCTTAATGAAGTAAAACTGAAAAACATACGTTTTGAATAATGATTATACAAAGAGTCCATCAGCTTATAAAGCTGAAGTTTAACGAGTTAGATTCTAACCGAAAGGTAGATCTACCTCCTGCTTTACTGGATGATTTGATTAATTCTGTTATTCATGACTATGTAGAGATTTTCTACTCAGGTAAAAGTCTCAATAAATATGGGTTCGAAGTAACCCAGCAAAGAATTGACATGCTCTCTACTCTAGTTGAATCCGAAGATGTTTCACCTGGTACAGCAACTGATGGAATCTACAAAATAGATTTCTCTAAGTTAAAGAAGCCATATATGCACCTTATAGGTGCGTCTGCTATAACAGATTGTGGCTTGGTGAACATCAAACGGGTTCAGCATGAGGCTCTTAATACAACTCTAAACGACGCGTTGATAGGGCCTTCAAAGAATTGGAAGAGAGCAATCGGAGTTCAACGATCTTCTTCGGATGGCGAGTCCACCACACTTAATGTGTACACAAATGATTTGTTCAAGGTGGAGAATGTTACGATAGAGTATATCCGCTGTCCAAGGAAGGTTTTCTTTGGTGGGTATGATACCCTTGAATATTTGGAAAACAAAACTAGTTATAAATCTGGGGACAAACCAGTATCTCCTGACACACCAGAAAAATACCACTATATGTTAGTGGATATGGCAGTTCAGGAACTCAGCCGAATCTTCGGAATGGATACCAATCCTCAGACTGAGAAAATTTTATCAAAAATTTAAAGATGAGTTTTAAACGAACAAACAAACTTGACATGGAGACCATCCTGGTAGCAGGATGTGATTCTGACGGCTTAGCTCAAGCATTTGCAACAGGTACCCTTGTGGGTGCTGGCACTGCTTTAGGTGTAGCTGATGGACAACTCGGTGTCATTTCATGGGATGGAGATGGTGTTGCACCTTATGGCACCTTTCTAACCGCAATAACTCTTGCTGACGCAAGAGCAGTAAAAGTAGTAAGAGGTACTCCAGCTTCTGCAGACATTACAACTGCAGATCCTTGGGAAGTACGAGATCAGGGCTTTTTGGCCTCTGGCGTTCTTAGGGCTGGTAATGTACGATCAATTACTGTACAGAAACCACGTCCTGCACGTATGAGTTCAGCTGCATTGATGGATCTTCCTGTACCTGCAGATGAAGCTGCTTATCGTATCTATAACAAACTGGAATCTGTCAGAAATGACAAGTATTTCGATGGAAATGATGAAGTAGTTCATGCTGCTTTTACCACGCCTGATTATACAACTTTGGGGACTACTAATCCTCTGGATCACATGTTGAGAAATCTATTGTATGATCTTAACAAGCAATCAAAACATGTTAGGTTGTCAAACGGTGCTTTTGTAAAAGGCAACAGGAATATCCTTGGTCTCGGTATTAACATTGATGGTTCTGGAACAGGAACTGCAATTGGTACTCTGACTTGTGGAGATTCTGTTGATATTATGGTAGATGTTGACACTGTAACAGGTGCAACAATTACCACGAGCATTGTAGTTGATTATCCATTGCTTTTAGCTTTGGCTTATCAGATTGCTAAACAGGCTTACATTAACACTGTAACCGCAGGTACTATTGCTGCTCCAATTACGGCCACATCAGAGATTCAAGTAATTAATCTCTCAGATGCTGGTGATCCGGCTGCTGGTGAAGGTGTTGATGCTGCTCTTATCCTTGGTTTGCCACATACAACTGCGGCTTACTTTGACAACATTGAGCAAGTGATGACAGATGTTACTGTCAATCCTGCCGATCAACTTCTGGCTGATGCTCCTGTTGTGGTTAAAGGTGAACCTGATGAAGGTACTGGCCAAGGTAGGAAATGGTTGATTATGAGCGACAATCGTGCTCAACTGCAAGTTCATACTATGCAGAATCATCCTCACAACGAATTCTTCAGCGAAGGTGTTAAGTATATTGATGCTGCATCGAATTACACTTCCTATATTGTCGACTTCTATGACACTGAGCAAACTCTCACTACGAGAGAGCTTGACCCAAAACAACTTGTATTGCTGCTTTGCAGTGATTATACTTGTCCTACAGTCACAGCTGCTGCTACGTCATATGAAACCAATCTGACACCAGGAGAAGCTGATGTAGATGTAGTTCCTACAGATATCATTGGTTGCTGTGGAGACGATGGAGTAGAGACTACTACTCTCACTGTTGATGATGTCTTGAATATTCTTACAGGATGGATTGTACTGCATAATCCAAATGTCGCTATTAACGACAACGTCCCGTATGAAACGGCGACTGGTTTAGTGTAATCCACATAAACCTCTTTTTAGAATAGGAAGAATAGAGACCCTCAAAAGGGGTCTCTACTCTCCTTTTTATATATGTATGAACGATCAATTCGACAAGTTTCCAAGAGATCCGCAGTTAACCCTAAACCAAGCACGAAGCAAGGAAAGGTATACTATATTTCAAAATCAAGGAGGAAAAAGAGCACTTGCGGGTGTCGCAAATTACAACATAAGTCTTAGGGACTGGATTCAATATGCTATAGATAAAGGTTGGATTATAATAGATCCCAACTTAGATTGTGATGATTTCGCAGCTTGTCTGCTTTTAGTTGATGGATTAAATATACAAATAGATGGAAGTGGTGCTATTGCTACTCCATGGATTGTAAGCGGATATGGTATAGAACCTACCGCCAATGAAAATGAATATCGTGTTACCAGACCAAATGGTAGCACTTTTTTGTTTACAGGACTTTCTCCCGGCTCCAGAAGAGTGAAGGATCACGCTCAATTTAAATTCTCCAACACCTCACAGCAGAATTTTGCAGTTCCGCTTCCTGCTTTAGCAACTCCGCTATCGACAAGTTACTATACAGTGTTTGTTCAAGGACAACTCATGTCAGAAGGTACTGGTGACTTTGAATGGCAATTAATCAATGACGAAATAGTTTTCGATCAACCTATAGTAGCAACTCCAGGCGATCCTCAAAGAGTAGATATTTATTATGAATATACGCTATAAGCTTCTTTTTCTTTTCATGTTATTCACGTCTATCTGTTTTTCACAGAATAGACTTAACATTACTACTAAACTACAAAAATGTTTAGATGGTGCTGGAAATCCTATTGAGAAATCTATGATATGGACTCTTGCCAGTGGAGAACAGACTTGTGTTACATGGGAAGATTTCACTGATTCTGTGGCAGTTACAATACTTTCAGACGCTGGTGATTTCACTATAGTTAATGATAGTCTTTTAGTACATACTTCTAGTTTAGGAACTAAAGATACAATATCTTTAAACGGTCGAAATGGATTATTTTCAATAGAAAATGATAATGGCGTCATAACAAATATGACTACATCTATAGTAGGCACACTTGAGTTTGGTAGTGTGGTAGACATTACTGCTGGTACTGCTATCTTTGGAGATGCAGAAGGCTCTATTGAGGTTGGAACAGTTCCACCAGTTAGAGTGAATGGTACATGGATAGAACCATTACTTATTGATGGGTCTAATGTTGGTGGGAATTATATTAGATTTGATGCATCAGGTACTGATGATTGGAGGATTGGTATATCGGCATCTGGATCTTCTTTTATTATAGGTAAAGCAAACATTAGTTTTCCATTTACTATTCTTGTAGATGCACCATCAGGTTCTTTTGTAATAGCTTCAACTGGTCAAATTAATCTTGGAGAATATGGAGATTCGGTATTTGTTGGAACTCCTGTAACATACGCAGCATATGATGATGGTGGAGCTCTATTAGAAGTCTTACCTTCTGATATGCCAGGTGCTGGTGGTGATAACTGGGGATCAGATATAGTTAATACTGATTTAACGCTTACCGGGGACGGCACGGTAGGAGATGTACTTAAAGTAGATACAATAATTATAGCTACTAATCAAGCAGTTAGCGACTCTATTGCAGCTCATCCTGCTGATAATTGGGGTACTGATGTTGTTAATACTGACATTACATTAACGGGAGATGGTACTGTGGGTAACGTGTTAAAAGTTGATACTACTATTATAGCCACAAATCAAGCGGTGTCAGATTCAATAACTGCTCATCCAGATTTGAACACTAACCTCTTTAATACTAATTTATCTCAGAGTTCAAATAGAACTCATGATGCAAATAGTAAAATAATTACTATTAATGAATTTGGAGAATGGTATTTTAATACTGCTACTCCTTATAATATTTTCTCTTTAGATGGAAGTATATATACGAAAATGACAGGATTTTATTCTGCCACTGCAGGAGGAGGATTTGACGATAATCCTGTTTATACATGGTTTGGTACTGGAGATTTTGTTCCACTTGCTGGATCAGGATCAGCTTATGGAAGTGGCTTGTTTCATGATAAAGCACTTTTTACAACGTCGTTATATTTACGTAGTGGAACAACTATTAACCATCAACTACATTTTACTCCAACAGATGGTTGGTGGTTTTATAGTAAAGGATCAGGATATACTGGTAGGTATAAATTCATAAACAAGCCTCCATTTTCAGCACAGGACACCTTTGTAACGATGGACGCAAGCGGGTATCTAAAACGGTCACTGGGCGGAGTGGATACAGACCTTGACAGCCTTAAACTGCTCGGTACAGTATTACATGTATATGAAGATGACAAAGATCGTACTGTTGATCTTGTGAGCTTTCTGGATGCCGATAATTGGGGCTCAGATGTAGTAAATACTGACGTCACACTCACAGGTGATGGTACGGTTGGTGACATATTGAAAGTTGACACATCATTAGTTGCAACAAACCAAGCAGTGAGTGATAGTATTGCGGC